AACCTGAGATATTAATATTGCCTTTAGTTAATTTCTTTTGAGCACCAACTGAATCTACAACTGCAAAAAAATCACCATCTGCATCTGAAGTTGATGTAGTTAATTCGTCTAAATCTACAGCTAATGTCGGAGTAGATCCTTCACCAGAAGCTGCTCCTGTGATACCTTCCCCTGCAGTAATTGAAGCTACATAGTCCCCAGTTGTATCTGTAGTTAATGTAACTGTGTTTAAAGTTGCAATTGAACCTAATCCTAATGTCGTTCTTTGTGCTGCAGCATCTGCATCATCTAATAATGCTTTACCTGCAGTAGTTAAATCAAAAGTTCCTGCAGTACCAGAACCTGTAAATTGAATACCTTTATCTGCTGCTGAAGTTAATCCTCCAATTGCAGCAAGTTCTGCATCAAGTCTTGTATTAGCTACTGTTCCACTTGCAAGGTTACTTGCATTTAAATTTGTTAAGTTACTTCCATTGTTTGCAACAATGTTTCCGCTTGAATCAAGGATAACGGCTTTGGATGCTGGTAATGTACAAAATACATTTTTAGTTCCTGCAGAAAAGTTTACTGCAGCATCACTATTAGATGATGATATAATTGTGTCTCTTGATAAAGCTCCAGCACTAACAGTTCCAAGTCCTACTTCAAATTCACCGTTTGAGTTTACAATTGAATAATAAGTTGTGTTAGTATTTCCAATTGCAGATGAAAAAGTTTCAAATCCAGATACTGCTCCCGCAAGTGTAAGGGTTCCCGTACCAGTAGTGGTAGAGGTTTCTTTCACTCTATCATTAACAACCAAAGCCATTTTAACTCCTTTTTAATTAAGATATTCTAATAATAGCTTGTGTATCATTAGCATCTGGAAACTGTACTGTAAAAGTTCCACTAGTTGCTGTTTTATCTCCACCGAAATCTAGTACTGCTACTGCTTTACTTGTTTCAGATGTATTATAAATTAAAGCACCTCTTGCAGTTAAAGTTACTCCAGTAAATGATAAATCATCAAAATCAACAAAAGCTGTTGTTCCGTTTACTGATACCAAAGCATTTACTAATGCTCCACCACCTGCAACGTACTGACCTGTGTTTGGAACTTGTCCAGAGATTCCCACTGCGTATGAAGTTGTGTCAGCACCGATTGAAGCTGATGAGTCGTATAATGCTAATTTGAAAACATCACCTGTTGTAGGTGTAAAATCATGTAAACCTTTAAGTGTATCTTCCTTAAAAGAGTTACATATTGCGTTAGTTGTTATTGCCATATTAATCTCCTTTTATAATTTTATGGTGATGGTGAATCTATTTTAATTCTAGGAACTCCATCTTCGTATTCTCCTCTTCTTCTTCTACCCATTTGTTGAGTAGCAAAGTTTCGTATACCTGTATTATACCTTTCTTTATAAACATTGTACATATCCATAGGCCCTTTTAGATAAGAAAAAGCTCTCTCTAAAACTCCATCAAGTAACATCGATTCTTGGTAAGTTGAAATATAGGTATTATTTGTTGACGTAAACTGAGGTGGATCTTTAATAAAATTAATCTGTATTTGATAAGCAGAATCTGGTGTTGGAGCCACAAGAATATTAAAATCGTCCCAATTTGCGTAGTATTTAGGTAATCCAGTTGCACCACTATTATTAAATTCAGAAATAAAACTAGTATCTCTTTTTTCTAAAAAAGTTCTATCTCCACCATTAATGACTTGTACTGATCTCATAATTAAAGCATCAGCGGGTAAACTTACATATCTATTACCTGAAGTAAAATTAGATGTTGAATATTTTCTTAAATCATCATAATCTACTTTACCTGCTATATCTAACTCAACTGCTCTTATAAATCCTTGAATAATTGAATCAGTTAAAACTGAAGAATCAACTTCTGTATAATCTCGCACTTGTGTTAAAAAATTTGAAAAACTAATAGCCATTATGTAATACCTATAGTTACTTGACCAATATTAGATATTGCTTGTCTTCCTCTATTTTGTGCAGATCCATCATCTGGTTGCATACCATTAGAACTAAAAGCAAAATCTCCTGGTAATGTTAAATTAGCTACAATTCCTCCACCTCCGCCAGATAAAACTGTAAACGTTTGAGGTCTTGCATTCATTAGTGCTACACCATCTGCTGAAGTTCTTCTAGGGTCTAGTTGAGGATGTTTAGGTTCAAATTCAGATCTATGAACTAAAGCACCTGTCCATTCTTTAACCATTTCTCTATATGGAAAAGCTTGTCCTGATCTATCTGAAATTGCTTGTGCGTATTTTCCTGATGCTCTAGTTGCCATTATACTCCATCTCCATAAAATGTTTGCGGTGAAATATAAACGGAAGTTCTTTGACCATCTTCGTTTAAAGCTCTTTGTAATTCATCTTCGTAAACTAATTTAAGTCCAGAAGTAAGTTGTGGATTTTTTAAGAAAGATAAGTAATAGGCAAGTCCAGAAATCATACAAGGTATAAATCTATAAGCAACATCTGCTTGATTAGTAAAAGATCCTGCATCTTCAATTCTATTAATTGTGTAGTATTTAAGATGAGTATAAGTAGTTGCATCTGGTGCAATATATAAATTAATTACAGGAGTAATTTGTCTATCAACAAAATATTGTGAAGGCTGACCTGTGGATCCTTTATTGGGTAAAGCAGCATAAGCTGATCTATCTATTTTTGTTAAAGATATATCATTTGTTGATGATGTAGTTCCTGAAGTAGTTGAAATATAAGCTTCTAAAACATCAGATACATTTGTTGGAACTGTGTATGAAATAGTACCTGCAGTTAAAGCTTGTGTTTGTAATTCAACTTTCCAAAGATGAACGCCACGGTTACCCCATTCTGAAAATAAAATATTTAAATTTCTTCTTGCTCTTTTTAAATCGTCTCCAGAATTAGTTCTTACACCACATCTGTTATAAGACTCCTCTATAATTTCGTCTATATCTAAATCGAATGCTGTAGTTCCTGATGTTGCCATGCATATCCTTTATTACATTAAATCTTTATAGTAATCCATTGATTTACCTGGAACTAAATTTTCGTCTTGTAAACCCATACCAGATTGTCTAGCAGCTCCATAACCTTTTTTCATTTCGCCACCCATAGCTTTATTTTTAACTACATCTCTTACGTCTTTAGCATCTGGGAGTTTAATTGATTTCACATATTTAGAAAATTTATCTTCTGACTTTTTACCACCTGTAGCTTTCATTTTACCACCTGTAGCTTTTTTTACAGGTTTTATTTCAGGTTTTTCTCTTCTGATTAATTTAAAATCTTCACCAGATATTTTACCATCTTTATTTTTATCTAATTTTTTTTGACCGCCTTTAAGCATTTGTCCTCCTTTATTGTATTTTTTGATCATACCTCCCCCCATTTTTTTTGTCATACCTTGGGGTTTAGTATTTTCCATTCTTTTTTCTTTTTCAGCAAAAACTTGTTGAGGACTTCTTCCTTTTAATCCTTTATCACTAATTCTTCCTGATCCTTCTTTTGAATAACCGCCAGGTACTTTTTCAATAGATCCACCTGTTGATTTATTTTTAGGTTTTATTTCTTTTGGCTTTAAAGGTTTACCACCTTTGCCTGTTGGTTTAACTACAACCATAGTAAATGTGTATTTTTTCTTACTCATAGATCTATCATACCCCCATAGTATTTCTTTGTAAATGTACTAACATTTGTAGGTTTTCCACCAGGATTACCTGCTGCTCTTTTTCGTTTTACAGCACTCGCCTTTTCTGACTTTGTCATACGTGTGGCTTTTGCAAGTGGTACGCACTTTGGGTACTTCCTCTTCGAAGAGCCACCTGACGTAGATCTCCCACAAGGTTGATATTTTCCATTTTTTCGCTTGGCTCCAATATCTACCCATTTTTCTGAAAACCATTTTTTTAAACCTTCCTTAGCCATTATAATAAATCTTTATAATAATCCTCATAAGATTTGTTTGAAACTTTTTTACCACCTATTTCAGATTTTATATATGAACCATTGTATTCTGTTCTTTTTTTATATTCTTGATCTGTTTCAGTTGTCATTCTAGGTCTATGTGTTTTTGCGTGATCTACAATTGATCCTTTAGAATATGTTTTAGCACCTTCAGGTCTCATGTAAGTTTTTGGAAACTTTTTTGCAGGATCAAATTTTTTACCATCAACGATAAACGGATCTCCAAGATATACAATATTTTTATTACCCATAGCCATATCTCTAGCTTTAGGCATTTTTTTCTTTTGTTTTTTCTTTTGTTCTTCAGACATTTTTAATCTCCTTA